TCGCAACGGTTTCACATGCCGTTGTGTCTCTGTACTAGCAAATGTGTTTTGAAATATCCACATTGGGATATTCGCCTGCTTGAGCTCCACTTTCGGCAACTGCACCGTTTCTCACTGGCTTTGCATGGGCAGACTTTAAACCACAGTGTTATTAAGTAGGTTAGGGCTTTTAATCTAACGACCGCTTAATACCGTTATGCACTGTAATTCTGTAGCCAAATTGTCGAAAATTCAAAACAGGTTAATGATGAGTGCCTTTCTTTATACTTGTAAGGTTCAAGTCCTCATGTATGCGACTACATCGAGGAATATAATGCTCTCTGCGACTACAATTTAATCAGAGGAACATCATGGAAGAGTACGCCAAACTACTTAACACTATATTGACTAAGGTTGTGTTCACTCATATGACTATGTTCTTCGTTTTCTTATTTAGCAGTTTTTACTTTATGCCTCCTGAATTAGCGGCAGATATGGATGCTAAAACCCCGATATTCTTTCCTAATTGGTTTCCTCTTTCCGCTCTTGGTAGTATTATTTTTACGCTACTTTCCACTGGGGCTTGGATTTTACTTTGTAATGGCATAAAGCTTGCTTTTACTAAATTTCACCAAGTTTCCATCACATCCTCGGAATCTGATAAGCTAATTAAGTTGCTCTCCAATCTCTCCGAACTGGAAAAGGAAATTCTTGTATCATCTTGCTTAGGCGAGCAAATTTGGAGTGAGGATTTTAAAACCAAGGTGGCTATTGAGAAGTTGATTAGCCTGAATCTCATTTCGCACTCTTGGGTTTATAATTGCTATGAAGTGAATACATTGATTAAGCCTTTTATCATCAGCGAACTTGATAAACTCACTAAAACCCATCACTAACCTGTTTCAAATTTTTAAAGAACGTTTCAAAGTGTTTTGCTTTGTTGTGGTTAATTCTACTTAAAGTAGATATTTATACAACTAAAATTTGCATAAAGTAGAATTGATTTCTATTAAAAGTAGTATTTATTTAATTTTTAAGTGAAAATATTTTGTTGGTTGCGTTTGGTTGCTTATTTTTTAAGCGGTGGATATTGTAATTTGAGATGCTGATCACGGAATACGTTAATTTTTTTAAGTAGAATGGCCGCACTTTTTAATGGAGGTTATATGAGAAAAATATTTTTAACTGCACTTTCATGTGCTTTACTTATTGGCTGTTCTTCAGCAAATAATGTTTCAAAAATACCTACAGATGTGAAAGGAATGGTATTTAATAATGTAGCATAAACATATATGGAAAGACCGACATCCGCTTATTTAGTTGATTATCCTAATGGCAATCAGTCGATTGAGTATGTGGTGGAGACATATCGCATGAATAATGGAATGGGTGCAAACCTTACCTTAAAAATCCCATCTGAGCATGCAAGCGAGCATTTATCAATACTTAATAAATTCCTAGAATGGAATAAATTAGCAAAATCAAGAAATGACAGTTTTTCAAAAGAAATTGGAATAGCTCCAACAACAAATGGATATAATGTTTATGCGTTCCATTCAGGCAATAATAATACAAATGTTCTTGTTTTTCCTTAACTAATACACCAGGTTGCGGTATAGAAGAAGCTGTATTTAATGTTGATAATGTGAAGAAAATAATCAGAGATGTTAATAAGCTCAAGATAGGAAGTTTAAAACCAGTAGATACATCTATTTATAATTAATAAATGAAACCTAATAAAAAAAACCGCTACGAGGGCGGTTTAATTATTAGGCGGCGATTTTATTAAGCCAAATATCTTTTTCATCGTAGGGTAGAATCTTTGCTGGTGATTGGTTAAAGAGTAGAATAAGTTTATCTAACTGATCGCCTACCGCTTTATCATCAATTACCACATAAGATTCATCATTTGTTTGTGCTGTCGGATTGGTTAGATCCATTATTTTACCAAGAACACCATAAGCGCTACTCCAACTGCCTTTTGCTTTTACGCTGGTTGTGAAGATTTGCTTGGTATGTCGTTCTCCGCCACTTAATACAATAGGGATTGTGATTTGATGACAGCTCAATCCTGATTTTTTCACATCAAATCCTAGGTCTTGGTGGAATCGATGGTGGCGGAAATCAGATTTCACAGTCATTTCGAATTTATCCGATGGAATATTGTACCAATCCATAGCAAGCGTATCTGTAACAATCGCTGCCTGAATCACACGTTGCAAATTATGCGCAAGCATTTCACCGCTTGTTGTCGTGTTGATTTCCGCGCGGTCGTTCAGATTTAATCCGTAACGTTTGAGCGTGCTTTTTATATGGTCTATGCGGTTATTGGTGAGGTTGATTCCACGCCCGTTCATTTCCCACAAGGTTTGCGCGTCGTCGGTTACAGTAAAATGATCTTCTCCAACTTGTTCAATGTATGCCTGAATGACGCTACCATCTTCAAGGGTGAAAGGAGTGTTAATTAAAATCAAATCATCGGCAATAGAATGACATTCATAGCCTAGATTGGATAAGACCGTTCTGCATATCATAATAGCTCCATTTGTCCGTTGTTTGATAATATTGGATGGGGAATATTCCCCACTGCGACAGTATTAAATTTTGCTAAAAAATACCACATTAATTCAATAAAATCACTTGATTTTTGATATTTTTCATCTAGTAAATAGCCTGTTTCCTGATTCTCTTTGCCATGCAGAATATGATAATGAGCGCCACAAATACGGCTTTCTGCGATTGGATTTACTTTGGTTATTCTATTTACATGAACGAGCCTTTCGCCCTGATCTACAGCGAATAATCGTCTGTTTTTATAGAAAGCGATAAAACTCATCGATGGCATTAAATTTTCTCTGCGTGCAGGTCGGTAGGAGAATAAAGCTCTAAGTTGAGGTATTGGCAATTTATCGCTATCAAAGAATGGAAGCCTTAATTCCAGCCAATAAGGGTAGGGTTGATTCTTCTGCTTTCTCTCCCACGTGGCGCGTTGAAAATGAATTTGCTTTTTCATCGCCATAATATGATCGATTTCTTGCTGAGGAATAATAATATCTTCAATGCTTGCCATATTGTTCCTTATGTTGGTTGTTATTAAAGATCAACAATATCCAGTGTTAATGTCTATAGTAAAACCAAATACCAAAACACTTTACCAAGTACTGAAATGTCTTGTAACTCTGCTATTTCGTCAGGGTGCTCTTCACTGTTATAACTGCGGATTTTCACTTGTTCATTAGGCATATTGTAGAGTAGTTTTATTCTCAGCAATCCACCGTGGTTTATTGCGTATATCTTCCCATCTCTAATGGTTTTATTGCCCAAATCAATTCCCACCGTTGTTCCATCTGGAATAACAGGTTCCATAGAGTTACCGTCAGCAATTACACATACCGCATTTTCGTACTGTACACCTTGTTTACGTAGTGTTGATTTTGAAAAACGCAATTTAAAGTTGTTATAATCTACGATGTCATCTGCAAACCCATTACCCGCAGAAAGTCGGACATCTTGATAAAAAGGCACCGCCACTTCATCATTATTTAATGGTGTATTTCTATCCCACAAATCAAAGAATCCAAGCTCTTTTATGTTTGATGTAACTTTTGTTTCAGTTGAGTCAGTAGAGCCATATTTCAAATAAGCAGGACTAACTCCAAAGTATTCAGCCATAGATTCAATTTTGTCATCTCTTGGTGTGGCTGTTCCAAGCGTATAACGTCTTGCCATTTCATAGGTTACGCCTAAAGCCTTTTGAAGATCTCCTATTCTTTTATTTTTCTGAGCCATTAATTTATTAATTCGGCTTGCTAAATCTGACATATAACCCCCTTATTTCTACTAAAGGTAGAGAATACGTAAATAAAACAGTTGATTCAATTCTATTTTAGGTAGTGTAATTATACTACCTAAAATAGAAAAGAGGTTGAAATGCTACCAATCGAAAAAGCTTATGAAATCGTAGGCGGTATTTCTGCTATGGCTCGGCACTTCAATATCACACCTTGGGCTGTATCAAAATGGCGTGAAAAAGTACCAGCTGAACGCTGTGCAAAGATTGAAGAACTTACTAATGGCAAAGTTAAAAAATCTGAATTACGCCCCGATTTGTGGGATTAATTTATCAGTAAAAATCAAAAAGAAAACCATAAAAATAAGGCAAAAATTATGGCAATGAAACAAACCATTATAGAGATGATTTAACAGATTCCTGGTGGAAAAAGTGCGGTAGCTGGATTCTTGGGATTTACTGAAAGTGAATTAAATAATCGTCTTTATCAAACAAAGGGCCAACGGTTCAAAAATGAAGAGTTAATCGCTATTCAGCTTGAATATGGTTGCACACAATTTATTGAAGAATTATGCCGTGCCGCTGGTGGACGTTTTGTACCAGATACCTGTGCAGATGATTTAGATGCAGTAGAAATGGCAAATATTCAATTACATGAGTTATCAGCTCGTGGATTGTTATTTGAAGCATTAGAAAGAGCACTTGCTGATGGTGAGATTACCAGTAGTGAAGAAGATTTGATCCGCAAGTTATTAAATAAACATTTAGCTGCAACACAACATTCTATTGAATGCGTGATTTCACTTAATAAACGGCAATAAAAAACCACGGCGGCCACCGTGGTTAATTACACTCACAAGGAGTTCACAAGATGAATGAATTATTACCGATTAATGATAAAAATGCAAGTGCATTAACAATGAGCAGTCGAGAAATAACAAAACTTGTTAATTCTAGACATAGTGACGTGTGTAAAAGCATTGAAACACTTATTTCAAAAGGTGTTATTGGGGGGGATCAGCCGAAACCGTACACCCACTCACAGAATGGTCAAATCTACTATGAGTATTTTTTGAATAAGCGCGACACTTATATTTTAGTTGCTCAGTTTTCACCAGAATTTACAGCGGCAGTTATTGACCGTTGGCAAGAGTTAGAAAACCAACAAAATTCGACCGCACTTTTACCGCAAAATTATCTTCAAGCCTTAGAGCAGTTGGTGGCATCAGAGAAAGAGAAACAAGCTTTAGCGTTAGAGAACAAGGCGATGAAACCTAAAGCGGACTTTGTGGATCTTTACGTTGATATTGGCACAACAAAATCATTACGCGAAACGGCAAAAATCTTAAATATGCCAGAGAAAGCGATGATTGCTGCACTAGAGTGTGATAAAGCGTTATATCGTCAATCAGGCAATCTTATTCTATATTCAGACAAACAAAGCCGTGGTTTATTTACTGTAAAAACTGGTACAGCAGAGCACGGTCACAACTTTACACAAACTCGCGTGACATCGAAAGGTATTCAATGGATCGCACAACGTTACGCTTCGGAGTTAATGCTATGAGCAAATTTATCCCTAATTCTTTTCAGATCCCTAATGCTTTTGTAGATGAAGTGATGTTTGCCCTTTCTGGTAACGCTGTAAAAGCCTATTTATTGGTAGCTCGTAAAACGACTGGTTGGCAGAAAGAGAGTGATTTTATTTCTATTGAACAATTCAAACAATTCACTGGCATTAACCGAGACAAAACTATCTATGAAATCCTTAAAGAGCTTGAAGAAGTTGGTTTGATTCGTACTGTTAAAACCGCTGGACGAACGACTGAATTCTATTTAGTGAAAGACCTTCCTAACGTTGAAAATAAACCAGTGGCGGAAAGTGCTACCAGTGGCGAAAAACGCCACCCTACAAAAACAAATAATAAAACAAATATAAATCCCCCCCCTATAGCCCCCCTGTGGAATCTGTGGTGCTGGATTATTTGAACACCGCTTTGGCAAAACTTGCTGAGCAACGTGGCGAACGTAAGCCGAGCGCTTTTAAACTTACCGCCACAACCAAATCAGCCATAGGGGCGCGTTTGGAGGAATTTGATTTAAAAACTTGTCAGCGTGTGGTGGATTATCTTGTTGCGAAATGGGGCTTTGACCACGAAATGCAGGATTATTTACGCCCAAGTACGATTTTTCGCCCAAACAATTTTGCCGAATATGCGGTAATGTCTGAGAGCTGGGAAAATCGAGGAAAACCTCAAATGCGTGATGGCAAATGGGTGCTTGCTGATGGCACGGTGGTGCAAGGCAAATCACACCAAGCGCCAAACCCAGCAAGCCGTAGCACCGATTGGGCGAAAGGCAGACAAATTCAAATTCGCAACCCGCAAGTTGCTAAAAAACTCCGTCAAGCAGGATTAGCACAATGAACGCATTACAACAAACTCAACAAGCAAACCTCGTGGCAAGCGTGGATTTAACGGCTCAGGTTTCTGATTTAGTGAATCAGTTATTTAATCGTCTCTGCACTTACTGCAACCGTTGGCACTATAACTACCCAACAGACGAAGCATTGGAAGAGGCGAAGTTTATTTGGATTGAAGAGTTAGTGAACCATGATGTTTTATCTGTGGATATGTTAGAGCTTGGATTAGCAAGAGTTCGTGCAGCAAGAAATGATTATTTCCCAAACCTATTTGACTTTATTGAATGGTGCAAAATCCCAATGAATTTTCCGTCAGAAGAAGAATTAGCACAGCGTTTAGCAAGCTTTCAACGTTGCGGTATGGCTGATGTGGATAAATTTAAATTCAATTCTACCGTGGAATATTGGTTGATCACTGATTTGTATTGTCGTTGTCGTCGATACACTTGGTCAGTGGAGCAGTTACGCAAAGAAATTAAACAGGCCTTACGCAATATGGCTGATCGTTTAAAAAATGGTGAAGTGTTACCAGAGCCAACTAAACAATTACCATCGCAAGCTACATCAATGCCAGTTTCAAAAGCACGCCAAGCAGAGATTATTGCAAGCATTAAAGGATCGTTGCGGGGGCATTAATGCAAGTATTGTTGTTGACACCATATAAACAATCAGACCTTAGTTTAATGATGTTTAGAATTCCGCAGCAATGCTGCACAAGTAATGACGAAGAGAATGGTGTTAATGCCAGAACTTATTGAGTTACAACATAAGGAATCTGGTGTAGTTAATTGGCAAGGGGCTATTAGTGAAGAATTTCCACCGTTGGTGGTGGATTTCTTAAAAAATAAGGAAGTGCGGTCAAAATTACTTACAAAAAAAGCGTTGATGAATTTTGTGGGCAGTATTAAGCATTGTCAGTTGAGTGATGGTGAATACTGTCATAAAGAATTAACAATTACTCCGCACTTAGACGGTTTTATCAGAACTTGTTGGCACCACGATACAGAAATGCGCAAGGGAAACTATGATGCAGAAAAAGCAACGTTGGTGGTGGAACAAAATATAGAGCAAGCAATCATTGCAAAAATCCAAGTAGATTTAAAACATGCTCGTCCTTTAACAGAATCAGATTTAGTGCTGTATTGTTTTAAGAATGGATTTCAACGTTTATTAAGTGATGCGTTATTAAGAAAGGTTTTTAGTGTTAAAAATTAAGAACGAGATAATAAAGAAAGTTCTACTCGTTTCGAAGATCCTCTTATTTATCACATGGACCGTTTAGATAAAGCCATTTTAAATTTAAAAGCAGATGATGATCCCCCACTTCAATATATGGCAAGACCAAAGCCACAATATATCCGTTCTGAAAAATGGTTACGTTGGGTAAAAACTCAGCCTTGTGTGTGCTGTGGTAAAAGCAGATGATCCACATCATTTAATTGGCCATGGTAATGGTGTGATAGGAAGTAAAGCCGATGATTTGGATTGTATTCCGCTTTGCCGAATTCATCACAATGAATTACATCAAAACGTAAAAGCATTTGAAGAAAAGTATGGTTCACAAATAGAGTTTTGGCATAAGTTCTTTTTATATGCCATCAAGATTGGTGCCTTGGTGGTAGATTGATTCAGTATTCAAGTATTCCTTGATAACTGAACTATCAACTAAAAGATGACAGTTCAAAAAGTGCGGTCTTTTTTAAAGTGAGATTTCTATGACAACGATAACACTTGAATTACCATTTCCACCTTCGGTTAATACTTATTGGCGCAGAGTAAATGGGAAAACGTTAATTAGCGCGAAAGGACGCGCTTATGCAACACAGGTAGCGTGGATGACAAGACGCTCAACAAGATTTCCAGCGGGTATTCGTGCAGCAGTGGTGTTTGAAGCATTTATGCCAGATAGAAGAATGCGTGATTTGGATAATCTTTTTAAATCATTATTAGATGCGTTAGTGAAAGCGGGCGTGTTGGTGGACGATAGTGTTATTGATAATTTGAGAATTGTGCGCAAATGTGTAGTCAAGGGTGGAAAGGTTTTAGTATCGATTAAGGAAATAGTATGTTAGATATTGATGTAATTGTTGTTGAATTCGGTTATTGGGCAACACCAAGATATGAAACAGAATTTTCACGTGTTTCCGCTGGATTCGCAGAAATGAAATGCGATGCACGTTACTCTCATAAATATCGTATTAATCCTATCTCTGATGACCTTGGTTTAAGAATTGATGGTTATCTTGGTATTATACGTAAGTTAACCCCTGAGCTTTATGATGTGTTTGTTTTGACCTACATTAAGCGTTGGGAAAAACAAGAAATATTGACTTATCTACGGATTTCAAAAGCGGAATATTTCAACCGGATAAAAACTGTAAAAACATCTTTAATGCTAATGATTGTGAGTAGTGGGAGTGAACGTATTTGGGTTGTTTAATTTTAAATGTTTTGCAAAAATTATATTGCATAGAGTGGGGTGTAAATTTGTAATACACCCTGTATTTACAAAGCGTGATTAGTGACAGTAATCATTGTTCTTTAACTAAATTTATAGATTTAACTACTAAACTTTAGTAGTTTTTTTAGTCTAAACAGTAGGAGGTAACAATGAAATATTTAGTTTTAAACGAAGGCTGGGAAGTCTAATTGATTTTAATACAGTTGCTGGGCTAGGGACTTGTTTGTTTACAGGTTACCTAGCCTTTTTTTGCATATTCTCAATTAAAAGAATTGCGAAAACAACATAAATAAAAATCAACCATTGATCTACTTATTAGTAATAATACAAACGAGTATTATCGTAAGCGTCGAAAAGCCTATATGAGAATGAGAGATAGTGGAATGAATTTTACAGCTCTGGCGTGTAAATTAGATAAAAAAGCAAAATCTACAGATGAAGAAAGAAGGCATAATTTCATTGTGCTAGATGTGTTTAATTCAATAGAATTTATTTGTGTTGGAATCAAAGAAGATCTTTTTGATGAAGCTGTCTAAAAGAATGAGCGAGAGTAGTGTAATTAAAGACTGGAATACATTAAAGCCATATATTATGGAGCTTAGAAGAGTAAGTGGTGATAATGATAAACTATTTTGTGAATTTGAATGGCTAGCAACAAAATGGATAAATAAGCAATGAATTTAAGATATTTAAAATTTATTGCGTAAAACGCTTGACAGCCTAGACTAAAAGCATATCATATAAGTTATAGTGCTATTTTTGCACGTTACAAACGAAGAATTGATTTTTAAACCCCTGATGGTTCTCCATCGGGGTTTTTTTATTATAGCCAGACCAAAAGTCTGGCTATAAAAACCATACGCTATGCGTATGGAGCCAAATAGCTTAAGCGATGAACAGAAAAAATCCTC